AAACTATTCTTCTGTTTGCTTGTAAGGCTTTCTTTCTAACTTGTCCTAAAAAACTCATTATAATCACTCCCTATTTTTAGTAGATAAAACCTTAAATTTATCTTTCAAATTTATTAAGTATATATTAACACTGATTATGATTAAATGCAATATTTTTATTGAGAAATTTACCTAATTTTTGCTAAAAATTTATTAATTTTACATTTAATTTTTTTTCTTTCACCATCTTAAAATTTTATGTTCATTATATTAATGTTTTAGTTTAAATTCGTTTTTTTATTTTCTTTATTACTTTATCTATATTTAATTTTTAATTTACTTTATTAAGCTACACTTAACACTATAAAAACTGATTTATTTTAAATTCTAATATAGAAATACATAAATCCTAGTTCAGAAGATAGATTAAATGATGTGTTGAAATTTAAATTCTAATATAGAAATACATAAATATTTTTACTAAGTAAAGATACACTTTTAGAAATGCCATTTAAATTCTAATATAGAAATACATAAATTATTGTAAGACGCAAAACAATTTGATAAAAATTTCAATTTGAAATGATAATTTTATTTTAAAATAAAATGATAAAATGTCAAGACTTAAAAAATAAAAATAAGAGCTTTTAAGGCTCTTTATTTTTTTATATTTTCATTTGTATCATCTTGCTTTAGCTGTCTAAATAGTTTCTTTATAGGAAAAGGCACTATTAATCCCATTTCTTTGAGGTTCTCTACTATACTTATTCCTTCTGTTCCTACTACACTACAAATCATCATAATTTTGAAAGAAATAGGAAATCCAAGAATAGTTATAGGAACATTTAAGTTATTTGCTATTATTAGCCTATCTAGTGCAGCTCCAACTACTACTGCAAATATATATCCAGTTTTTTTAATTAAGCCCTTATACCCTGTTTTAGAGGATAATTTCTTTTTAAGTAAACTCCTTAAATAACCTGTAATATAATCACAAGCCATAAATATAAACATTACCTCCATAGATATGCTCCAACCACCTATAAAATAACTTAAATAGCTCCCCACAATTATTCCAAACTTTATGATCCCCTTTTCTTTCTCCATTTCCCTCACCTATAATTTTAATTTTTCTTTCATCTCTTTATTATATTTTATAGCCTCTTTTGTATGGTCTATAATGGCTTGTTCAATATAGCCTTCATTTTTGATTTTTCTTTTCCAAGAGGGTTCTCCAAACATCCTTACGGCACGATACATTGAAACTCTCTTATAAGCTGATACTCCATGCTCTTTCATAATAAAAATAAATATTTTATCTGCCCAATAACGATTTATAAAAGTATCATTTAATTCAGAGTACAAGTAATCATGAATGATTGCAGCCCTAGTATATTTGCCAAATGGTGGAAAAAATACCCATAAAATTCTAGGGACACTTGCCAAATCAGTAATAAAACCTTTTGGTACTGTTATAACGAAACCATTTACTTCATACTTGTACTCTTCTTTTAAAATCCACTTATTATCTGCTAATGGTTCAGTTAGTAGTGGACTTAATTCCATTTTTTCCTCCTATTTTTTGGATTCTTTTAGCTTTTTAAAGAAAGGTTGTAGTTCTTGTACAGCATCTTCAATAGTTTTTTCATTGATAAAAATACGAAGTTTAGCTGGTAACTTTGAAACAAATTCTTGGACTGCTTGTTTCTTTAAAGCTCCCAATCCTTTCCCTTCAAAACTAAC